CGCATTGCTCCCTAGCCTGCATGCCTCGTAGTCTGATAGCGACCCGTCCATACGGGGCGGTGGGGCAAGCCCCACCCTACGAACTGCATGACAAAGCCCGATGAAGGGACACAACTAACCGTAAATCCCGGTTAAACCGACAATAAACCCCGTTTAACACGGGGTTTTTTGCGTGACGAGACTGCATACAGAATTACTCATTACCGCAGGCGTTGAGGGGCTGCCGCACCTGGACAACCTTATCCAGCGCATTGAGGACGCGGGCGGCGATACCGACCAACTACGCGAGGCAGCGGCAAAACTGCGCGAAGAATGGGACGGACTTAGTGCCGACGAGCAGGCGAAGCGGCTGCGCGACCTTGCCGAAGCCGCCAACCGAAGCGCGCAGGACATCGGTATCTTGGGGCAACGGGTGCGCGAGGCACGCGACGAGCTCGATGCCATCAGCCGCGCGCGCATCACCATCGGCCTTGCCAACGACGACGAAATCAAAAAACGCATCGAAGAAGTCGCCGCCGCCTACCAGCTGCTGCTGGAACAGGGCAACCTGTCGCAAGAAGAACTGACCCGCGCCGCCGAACTCTACAGCGCGCAACTGTCCGAGCTAGAGCGACAACTGGGTAGCGTCAGCCACGAGCTCTCGGCGCTGCAAGGGGCGCGCGTCCTGATAGGCCTGGACGCCGACGACCGCGCCCGCCGCGAAATCGAACTGCTGGACAACGCCCTCGAGCAACTACGCGCAAGCGGTACGCTGACCGAAGAAGAGTTGGCGCGCGCCACCGAACTGCACGCCGAGCGCGTCGAGCACCTACGCGGCGCCCTGGAAGGCATCGACGAAGAGGCAGGCGATGCCGCCGACCGGTTGGCCGAAGTAGCGACTGGCCTTGCCGAAGTGGTTGCCGCTGGCGGTGGCCTCGCAGGCGTGGTGCAAGAAGCGGTCGAATTTGAGGCGGCGATGGCTGCAGTCAAAAAAGCGGTGGAAACCACCCCAGAGCAGATGGAACAGCTCTCTAGCAAGGTGCGCGAGCTGGCGATAGAGCTGGGCATGGTACCGGAATCGGTGGCCGAGATTACCGCCGCCGGTGGCCGCCTGGGCGTCGCCTTAAAAGACCTGCCGGAATTTACCCGCCTCGCCGGGCAAATGGCAGTCGCCTTTGACATGAGCGCCGATGCGGCAGGCGATGCCGCAGCAAAGATGGCCAACATCTTCCAAATCCCGCTAGCCGAGGTGCGTGCGCTCGGCGATGCCATCAACACCCTGGGCAACAACACCGCCGCCAAAGAGGGCGAGATTGTCGAGGCCTTGACCCGCATCGGCGGTAGTGCGCGCCAGTTTGGCTTGGCAACCGAGCAAATGGCGGCGCTGGCAGCCTCATTTATCGCGCTCGGTAAATCGCCGGAGGTGGCATCAACCGCCATCAACTCGCTGCTCAACCGCCTGCAAACCGGCGGCCAGGGGGTGAGCGGCTTTGCCGAGGGGTTGGATGATTTGGGGATTACCGCCAACCGCCTTGCCGACAATATCCGCAACAACCCGCAGGCGGCGCTGCGCGAATTTTTGGGCAGCCTGGAAAAACTGGATAGCCAGCAGCGCGCGATGACCCTCTCTAAGCTGTTTGGCGCCGAGTTTGCCGATGACATCTCGCTGATGGTGGGCTCACTCGCCGAGTACGACCGCCAGCTGGGGCTGGTTGCCGACAAAGTACAGACGGCAGGGGCGATGCAAAACGAGTTTGCCTCGCAAATGGATACCACGGAAAAAAAACTGGAGCAGGCGCAGATTGCCATTGGCAACCTGACCAAAGAGCTGGGCTCACAGCTATTGCCAGTGGTTGCCAGTAGCGCGCAGGGATTTTCGGGGATGGCGAGCGAGCTGCTCAAATTCGCTGCCGCTCATCCGCAGATTACCCGCTTTGTGACGCTGTTGGTTACTGCCAAGGCGGCGTCGGTGGCCTTTGGCGGTGCGCTGCGCGTGCTAGGGGTTGAGGGCGTAACGGCGACCGGCGCGCTCACTGCCGGTTACACCCGCGTTACGGCCGCGCTTGCTGCCTACCGCGCCCAAGTCATCGCTGCTGCTGCCGCCTCGGAAGGCGCGACAGTGGCGATGCGCGCGCAGGCATTGGCTGCGGCCGCAACCACTACCGCGCTGCGTGGCGCGGTCGGCGCACTGTTTTCGTTGGTACGCGCCAACCCGATTACCACGGTGGTAATTGCCGGCGCGGCCGCCTTTGCGATGATGAGCGGCAAAGTGGATGAGACCACGGCACGCCTACAAGAAATGGAAGAGGCGGTCGAGAGCGCCAGCAAGCAATACCAGGATTTCAAAACGGCGGCACAGGGCGGCATCCCGCTGGATACCGGCAAGGCCGAGCAGGCGTTGCAAACAGTGAGCGACGCGGTCGAAAAAAGCAGGCTGGCATTGCTGCGCATCCAGCAAGAGGGTACCGGCGCTTGGGGTGAGGTTGGCGAGGCACTCAAAGACCACATCCCATTTATTGACAGCCAGCGCGAAAAAATGGAACAAGTCGAGGCGGAGCTGAAGAAATGGACGGCGCGGGAAAAAGAGCTGCAAGAAGCCATTGCCAAACGCAACGCCGAGCTCAAATCCGAAAAAGCCATCGAGGCGCTAGAGAAGCAAAACAAGGCGGCGCATGACGCCGCCAACAAAATCAGCACCGCCGCGCGCACCACTATCGACAGCCTGGCACAACTGGGGCAAGGCTCGGCAAAACTGACGCGCGAACAAGTCGAGACCGTCCAAGAATCGCTGAAAAACCTGACCTCTCCCGCCGCCTTTGCCGAGGCGGAAGCGCATATCAGGACGCTGGGCAACCAGTACAAAATCACCGCCGCCGAAGAAAAACAACTGCTGGAGACAACGGCAAAGCTGGCGGAAGAGATGGGCATCATCACCACCCAGGCGGCAGACAACAGCAAGGACGCAGTCAAACGCACGCGCGACGAGGTCAAGGCACTCGCCGATGCCTACCAGGCGCTAGGCGCGGACGTGCCACGCGCCTACCAGCAAATGACGGACGGCGAAAAAACCGTTACCGACGCCTTGCGCAAAATCACCGCGGAAACCGAAGTTACCGCCACACAAATGCAGGAATTGCTGAAAAACGCCTTTGCCAAAGTGGACAGCCGCGAGGCGATAAACGCTGTACAAAACATCTACCACGAATGGAAAAGTACCGCGCAACTGACCGCGCAAGAAGCCGACACGCTACAACAAACCGTAGTGCGCGGCATCACCTACGCCAGCAGCGGCCTCAACCAGGCACTGAAAACCCTCGGCATTGAGGCCGAGCAGTACGCGACGGGCATCAGCGACAAAGCAGGCAAGGCGATTGAGGCCTTTGCGGTGATTGCCAAAGACGCCGGGGGTGATACCGACAAACTGGCGCGCGCCTGGGCGGCGATGAGCGGCGCCGCCAACAGCAGCGCCCAGGAAGTAAAAGCGGCAGAGGCGGCGCTGCGGCAAAGCGTCGGCGGCGACCAAGCAAAGGCGGATGCCATCAAAGGCATCGCCGAGGCCTACAAAAACACCAGCGACGCCGCGGAAAAAGCGCTGTCCGCGCTCAACCTCGGTGTGGACGACCTCAAGCGCGGCCTCTCTACCGGCATGAGCGAGCTGCTTGCCAACTGGCAGACCGGCATGGCGAGCCTCAAGACAAGCGGCGAGCTGACGGCGCAGGCGGTGCAGACCGCCTTTGCGGCGAGCCTGTCCAAGCTGTCAAGCACCGCAGATTTTAAGGCGCTACACGAAGAGATGCAGCGCACCGGCACCCTAAGCCAGCTCACCGCCGAACAAATGCAAGCCTTGCGCGCCGGGATGCAGGGCGGGGCGGAGGCAGCCAACGCCCTGCGCGAAGCGACAGCGGCGGGCAATGAAGCCACCCGCAAAAGCGCAGAAGCATCCAAAGACGCGGCAGACGCCAAGCAGCAAGAAGCCGACGCCGAACGCCAAGCCGCTGCTGCCAAAGAAGCCGCCGCCGCGGCATCCGAAAAACAGGCGGCATCCAGCGAGAAAGCGGGCGAAGCAGTCAAAAAAACCAGCACCTCCATGTGGCAACTCTACGACGCGACCAAGCTCAACGCCGAGGCGGTCAACCTGCTCGATGACGCCCTCAACAAAATCAACTCTGGCAGCAAAATCGGCGGCGACATCCGCTACTGGCAGCGGCAGCAGAACGCGGCGGCCGAGTACATCGCCACCATCCAGGCGGCAGAGCGCGCGACCGAGCAGCTCAACCAAAAGACCGCCGACGGCACGGTATCCATGCAGGACGTTGCCGAGGCTGCCAACAAGGCGTACTCGCGCGTCGCCCGCCTTGACAGCACCACCCTGAAAAACCTCAACGCCAGCATCGACGCGGCGCGGCAGAAGCTGCAAGACCTGGCGCAGCAAGCGAAGGACACCGCTGCCAGCCTCGACGCCGAGCTGGCACAGCTCAAGGGCGACAACAGCAAGACCGCCGCGTTTGAGCAAGAGCGCAAGCTGCGCGAGCTCAACGGCAAACTGCAAGAGGCGCAGGCGCGGCGCAACGCCGACGAAATCCGCCAGTACCAAAAAGCGATTGAGCTGCAAAAACAAATCTACGCGGAGAAGCAGCGACAGGACGCGGCGAAGAAAGCCGAGGAAGCATCGCGCGCGCAGGAATCGCGGCGCAACAGCAGCCGCAGCAGTACACGCAACGGCACGGGCGGCAGCAACCGCGGCGGTGGCGACATCAGCCCGCAGCAAGTCGCCGACGCCTGGGAAGACCGCATCGCCGCCGCAGAAAAACGCGGCGCCCAAAATTTTGCCAACGAACTCTACAACGCCGCCAAAAGGAACCGCTAATGCGCGCAGCGCTTCCCCCCCCCCCCCCGC